TCAACTTACGATGACAAAGAAATATTTTTTATCTAAGAATGAGATAATAGAAAAAGAGTACAACTCTATAAAAGAGATTTGCACCAATGTTCTTAGAAGCAATAAAGACCTTAATCTTTTAGATGATTTAGTTCAAGAGGTTTGTTTAATTTTACTTAAACAGAATAACGAATCTATACAGACTATACACGAAAGGGGTCACTTTAAATTCTACATAGCTAGAATAATTACTAATCAAGTATTCTCTAGCACTTCACCATTTCACAAGAAGTACAGACAACAAATTCCTTTTATAGACATAGATGATTCCGAACAATATAATCCTTTAGCTGATAAGATTTGGATTGATATACATCATTTACTTACTAAAAAAGAAAGAGAAATAATTGAGTTAAGGTACGTTTATGATTTAAAAGTAACTGAAATAGCTAAGATTAAAAAAGTATCTACAAGGCAAGTTTATAAGTATATACAAAGAATTACAGGCTACCTTAAAAAAAAATATAAATAAAAGGTTCACAAAAACACATTTTATATATATCTATATGGATAAGGTACATTAAAACCACAAAGGGATTTGGCAAACATATTAGATTTTTTTAGAAGAAAACCAAAAGTTAAAAGCAATCAAGAAGCTAGAAACTATGGTTCTGCCTTATATGGCAATACAGGTTTTTATGGTACAGTTTCAAATCAAGCTGTATCTAAAGAAACATCTTTAAGGCTTTCAACAGTTTGGAGTTGCGTAAAAGTAATTTCTGAAACAATAGCTTCTCTACCTATCTCGTTATACGAAAAAGACTCTAATAATAAAAGATATGTTCTTTTTGATAACCCACTTCATTCTTTAGTAGGAGAGCAACCCTCTTCCTTATATAACTCCTTTGGCTTCTTTGAAAGAGCTTTAATCGACCTTTGTTTAGATGGTAATTTTTTTGCTTACATAGAGAGAAACAATGGAGGCTTACCTACTCAAATAATCCCTATCCAATGTAATGATGTAAAGGTTTATGTATCACCTGATGGTAGAGAAGTCTATTATAATATAGAGCAAAGTGCATCAATTCCTTACCCAATAACAGGTAGAGTTGGTTCAGAAAATATGCTTCACATTAAAGGTTTATCGACTGATGGATTAATGGGTAAATCACCAATACAAAGTGCAGCAGAATCTTTAGGTATATCTTTAGCTATCGAACAATTTGCAGGTTCATTTTTTAAGAATGGAGCATCAGTAGGTGGAATACTAAAGCACCCTGGAACGCTTAAACCTGAGACTGCTAAGAGATTACGAGCTAGTTGGAATCAAACTTATAGTGGTTCTATTAATGCAGGTAAAACAGCAATTTTAGAAGAAGGAATGGAGTTTATGAGTCGACAGATTCCTAACAATCAGGCACAATTCTTAGAGACTAGACAATATCAAATTAGTGATATTTGTCGCATTTTCAGAGTGCCTAACCATCTCGTTAACGATTTATCTAACGCCACCTATTCTAATATCGAGGCACAGCAAATAGATTTTGTTGTACACACTATTACTCCTTGGATAAAAAGAATTGAGATAGCTTTAAATCACAAATTAATTCCTATTAAAGATAGGGGTAAAAATTATTTTAAATTCAATTTAACTGCACTACTTAGAGGTGATTCTAAGTCAAGAGCAGACTATTATAGAACGCTTCTTAATATAGGAGTGTTATCCCCTGATGAGGTTAGAGCTTTTGAAGATTTAAACTCTATGGGTGGTCCAAGTGAAAGTGTTTATATGCAAAGTAATATGATGCCTTTAGATAAGTTAGGTGAAGGCACTTCAAGACAAGATTTGTAATATTATGAAAAATAAAGAAACTAGAATATACAATGGTAACTACGAGGTTCGGTTGGATGAAAGTTCAAAAGAAACTAAAGTAAGTGGTTACGCAGCCTTATTTGATACTGATAGTAGAGATTTAGGCTTTAGAGAAACAATCTCTAATCGTGCCTTTGATGGTCGTTTAGAAGATAATGTAATCTTAACTTTCAATCACGATCCTAATTTAATCCTTGATAGAAATATCGGAGGTACTTTACAATTATCGGTTGATGAAAAAGGATTACGATATGATGCTACTTTACCTAATACAACAACTGGTAATGATGTAGCTGAACTAATGAAAAGAGGTTTACTTTATGAATCTTCTTTTGCTTTTACAGTAGAGGATGATGAGTGGAGTAAAGATGGAGACACAACTAGAAGACAAATCAAGCAGATTGGTCGCCTTGTTGACGTATCTATAGTCGGTGTAGGTGCTTATGCCAACACAGATGTTGCACTTCGTTCTAAGGAAGCTTTTGAAACAGAAGCAACTGTAGAAGAAACTCCTCAAGTGGAAGAAGTGGAGCAAAAGGTTGAGGAATCATTTGATGATTCAAAGTTAAATTTATTAAGTAACGAATTAAAATTAAAAAAACGAATATGAAAAATTCGATTGAAATTCGTCAAGAAAGAGCTACTGCGATTGAAAACGCAAACACTCTATTAAACTTGGCAAAAGATGAGTCTCGTGACTTTACTGCTGACGAGCAAGTGTCATACGATGGTATGATGACTAATATTGACAAACTAGCTAAAGACATTCAAGTAGTTGAACGTCAAGAAAAATTGAACGCTGAGATAGCTTCAAGCCCAGTTTCTCACCAAACTCAAGATGTTTCTAACTCTAAAGAAATTCGTGAGTATTCTTTTATTGATGCTGCAAAAGCTGCTACTTCAGGTCGAGTTGAAGGATTGGTTAAAGAAATGGATCAAGAAGCTCGTAGTGAAAATAGAAATCAAGAGTTTAAAGGTGTTGCAATTCCTTATTCAGTTCTTGAATCTCGTGCTGCTGTAAATACAGCTTTAACAGCAGGTTCAAACCCTACTAATGTACTTTCTTTTGTAGAGCAACTTTCAAACTCTTCTATTTTAATTGAAGCAGGTGCAAACTTTTATTCAGGCGTAAGTGCTGACCAAAAGATTCCAGTTATTGCAGGTGTTACTACAGGTTTCTATACTGAAGCAGCAGCAGATGATGGTGCAGCTACTTTAGGTGGTACTGTAACTGGTTCTACGTTAAGTCCTAATGTAGCTATTTCAGGTGTTGAAGTTTCTGCTGCATCTATGGTTCAAAATGCTTCTGTAGAAGGTGCGTTTAGAAATTCTATTGCTAAGTCGATTATGTCTAAATTAGAAAATCAACTTTTATCTGCTGGTAATATAGCAGGTGGTCCTGAATCTTTCTTTGCTGATGCGACAGCAGGTGGAACAACTTCTGATGCAAGTGCTTTAACTGATTTAGCTGCTGCTCAAGCTGCTTTGTTTGGTGCAGGTGTAGAGATGAACTCTAATATTGCTGTTTTAATGAATCCTAATGCTTATGCAGACCTTATGGGTGTTGCAGGTGCAGACTTTACTCCAGGGTACTTAAATATGGTTGATAGACGAGTTGCTACAATGCCTTACTATGTATCTTCTAATGTAGGTAACAATGGAGGTGCTTTACAACCTTTAGCTCGTGTACTTGTACTTGATATGGATTCTGTACATATGGCGTTATTTGGAGGTCTTGATATGTTAGTTGACCCTTACACTAATGCTGCTTTTGGAGGAACAAGATTAATCACAACTGCTTTAGTTGATGGTTTAGCTGTTCAACCTGCTCGTAGAGTTAAGATTGTTGAAGCATCTTAATAATCACTATAATTAATTAGAAAGGCGAAAGGGTTAATTCCCTTTCCCTTTTCTTTATCAAACCAAATATGTCGTACTTAGATAACATATATAACTCTAACAACTACGAGTATCTAAACCCAAGTCAAAACAGATATGGGAATTTAGAGCTTGTAGATTATCCTGCTACTCAAGTGGTAACAACTCCTGAGTTGAAATCTCAACTTAGAATTGACACTTCTGATGAGGACGTTTTGTTAGCTACATATATAAGTGCTGCGACACAGATGGCTGAGAATTATTGTAACAGGCATTTTATTACAGCTAAGTACAAACTTTGGTTTAACGATTTACCATCTAAGTTTAGTTTATACTATCCTGATTGTAAATTTAATTTTACAGCAAGTGACCCTGCTGTAGCAGGTGAGATAGATGGTTTGTACTCTTTAAAATTACCAGGTACTACTTATACTTTGTTTTCTAATTCTGAATGGAGGTGTAACACAAACACTAATCCAAATGTTGTTATATTACACAGCACACCAATAGTTGTTGATAAGAGTGATTTAGATGGTACTAACGAAGAACGTTACTATTTTCAATTCCAAACTGGTATTGGCGATGCAGCTAGTGATATTCCTGATGCTATTAAACAAGCGATTAAATTAATTGCAAGTGATATGT